TTACTGCTCGCTCCAATCTTCCGCGCCATTGAAGCCTTCACCGGTTTCGCTATCCGGCTTGCCCTCGTTCGGCGTCAGCATGTCGCGGCGAACGTCATAAGCGGCGATGACCTTGGCGTGCAGGTCGGGCCGGGTTGCTTCCAGTCTGGCCACCGATTTTGCGCCAGCGGTTATGTGCGCCGAGAGGCCCTCCAGCGTGTCGATCTGGCCGAGCATGGACATGTGTTCGTTTGCCCAATTTGCAGCGGCGTTGGGGTCGGGTTGGCGTTGTTGCCGCTGTTCCTGAACAAGCGGCAGTATCTTGACGCCAGCCTTCTTGCCCTTCGACTTCATGACAACAACGACCGTTTCTTTGTCGATGTCGCTCATATGCGAGATACGGATTCCACCCGTCGCCAGCCCGCCGAACTGCACACTGTCATCGCGGTAGAGCGTCATGGACTTACCGACATATTCGTTGGCATAGCGGCCCCAGACACCCATCAGGATGCGCCGTATCGTCTTGCACGGCTTGAACGGCTTGCCGTTGTCGCCATGGTAGAAGATGGACACCGGCTGATCGCCGTCATTCCCGGTCACGCGCGTAATGGTGATGGTGCGGGGCGCGCCGATCAGGTCATCCGCGTTCAATTGGTCCGACTTCGCTTCCACGAATTTGGACATGTCGATCATGTCGTTCACAGTATCATCTCCATTTCTTCCCGCCGTTCGGTCGGGGTGAGGCTGTAGCGCGCGACGGTGGTCTCATAGATCGCCAGCTTTTCAGCCAGCTTCCGTTCAAATTCACCGGCCGCATTGATTATGGCGTCCCGGATTTTGTCATCGGGATGCACGCGAATGACTGCTGTCGGCAGCCCGCCGCTGTATGAGATAAAGTCGATCCACTGGCGCTTGGCGACAAGCATCCCGGTCTGATGTTGCATCAGATAATCGGCGGGGATCGTCTCGCACATGTCGATCCCCATGTTCTCGATGATCGTCTGAACCTGGAATTTTGCGCGCCGGGATTTTGCCTCGATCGCGCCATCGTCGCCAACCAGTCCATCCGGCGAATAGCCAAGCGTGAAGCCCCATTCATCGTTGGTGATGAAGCTGCATTGCGTGACCTTGGCGTGCTTTTCCTCATACTCGGCCCGCGCATAGATTTCGTCGGTCTGGCCGCGCAGCATGTCATCGCTGATATATTTCGGCTCGACATATTTGGTGACGCGCTGGGCAAGCAGTTCGTAGAGGTGAGCGCGCTCCTTGTCGTTGTTCGCGACCTTGAGCGTCGGCGTGATGATCAGCTTCATCTCGCTGGCAGTCAGCAGCCCGCACCGCGCCTGCAACCATGCCTCGCTGCCCTGCTCAAACTGATCGTGGATGACCATGCCGCGCTTGCCACCATGCTCCTTTTTCGGAGCCGCAGCCTTCGCCGGTTGGTGATCCGGGTTAGGCGCGTCGGTCCGTTCACGGTCGAACGCATCGAAAATATCGTCCTGCTTTGGCTCGACATAATCGATGGCGAAAGGGTTGTCGGTCATGATCAGAATACCAGCGAGACGTTGGGGACATCGCCCGCACGGATCAGCAGCACGATCTTCTTGGCGGTTTCTTCGTCGGCACCGCACGTCATGATCGCTTCCTTGGCTGCGCGCATGACGGACGTGCGGTGCGCCTTGTCGGCATCCCGCTTGGCCTGTGCAGCGGCGGCGGCTTGTTCCTCCGCAATCCGCGCCTTCTCCTGCGCGGCAATCCGGTCACGCTCTGCCTGCGCCTCCGCAAGCTGGCGTGCATGTTCGCGGTCGCGGGCGTCCTGTTCGGCCTTGGCGGCTTCCTGGGCTTCACGGGCAGCTTGCTCGGCGGCTTCGACCTTGGCGCGTTCGATGCGCTCGGCTTCCGCCTTCTGTGCCGCGATCTGGCGCTCCTGTTCACGCTGGGCGCGTTCGGCGGCTTCCTGAGCGGCGCGTTCGGTCGCTAGGCGTTCGTCTTCGATGCGGGCGGCTTCCAAGCGTTCGGATTCTGCTTTCTCGGCTGCGATCTTGTCAACCTCCGCACGCGCCGCCGCTTCATCGCGCAACCGCTGCAATTCGGCTCGGTCGGCCTCTTCCCGCAGCAAGCGGGCAAGCGCCTCCTTCAACGTCGCCATCGCAGCATCCTTGGCGGCTTGAGCGACTTCAAGCCGGTCCCCGAAAACCATCGGGTCCAGTTCTATCGCCCAAACCTTGGTGCCGCGTTCACGAACGGAAATGCTGTCATCAATCAGGCTTACGTGCGCCAGATCCCGCAAATCCTCGATAATGGATTCACATTGCGCAACCCGCGCCTTTTCCGCCTCTTCCCATTCGGTTAGCGGCTTGCGAACCGACTTGGCCAGCTCGTCCAGCGTCTCACGGGCATCGCGCCGGGCGGCATCGACCACGGCAATCTTCGACCGCGCTTCCTCGTTCAACTTCTTGCCAGCATCATCGATCGCGGTTTTCGTGCGCGTGATTTTGAAGGCAAACGATTTGATGGCATCACGGCCCTTCGCGGTCGAAACGTCCGGCTCGAAAGCGGATATCTCCCGCTTAATATGGGCGAACAGGTCATCACGCTTGGCGCTGTCTACCAGCACAAGCGCGGGCGTCTGCGCAACGATGACGGCAATGTCGCCGCTGGAAATGCTATTCTCAATTATCGGCGAACTAGCCATCTCAATAACCTCCAATATTCGGGCACATGATCAGCGCGATCGTCCCGACAAAAATGATTGCCACCGCGACTAGGAACATCTGCCAGACGGTAAGCTGTTCGCAGATGACGGACGGCTCGCGCGGTTCGTGGGGTGGGGTGCGGAGGGTCATTTGTTGCGCTCCGCCAGCTTGCGCAGCGTCCGCAGATCAGAAGCGATCTGGTTTAGCGGCCAGCCAATCCAAAGGATTGTGATGATCCAGAGTATGGATGCGATGTCGCTCATCACACCTCCCCCGTCGCGGCGGCTATGGCTTTGGCGTGGCGAGCCAAAACCGCGCAGGACGCATGTTGCGTGCGCCACCGGCCTGCGTGCCGCTCGAAGTGGCCTTCGCCAATAGCGACAGGCAAGCCGCAACGGTAGCAGGTGCCAGGATGCTTGTTCCTCACGCCACAGCCCTCCCCTTTCCCGCGTCGATCCGGCTGGCGTCGATCAGCGCGTCATCATACCCCCGCCCCAACGAAGCCCGCTCGACATGAAAATCCACCGCCGCAATTGCAGCATCGATGCGCGGGCCGTGACCGTTCGGGCCAAGCATCCCGCATGTGTGGCGACATTCCGCGCCCTCGATCAACCAGCCGAGATACTGGACGCAAAGGCCACGCGCGCCGACAAGCTTGTTGTCGCAGGCTTTGGCAACGGTCGGGAATATGCCGCCGCTGTTCGCGCGCAGTTTGGACCGGGCCGCATCGATCCGGGCGATTGTGTCGTGGATCAGCGATTGGGCGCGGGTTAGGGTCGGCGCTTGGGGTGCGGGCTGCATCATCATCTCCATCGTCCGTCGAGCGACTGGCGCTCTGTGGTGGTGGGGAGATATTGTGCTATGTTTTGTAGCGTGTCAACACGATTTGTAGCGTGACGCTATCTTTTATTTATCGGGCCATTCTTCATCTGGCCACCAATCCGTATCCAGCGAGGCTGGGGGTGGCCACGGCGCGGCGCGATCGTCAAAGATTGAGGGCAGGCTCGGAACGCACCCGACGCCTGCGCGAATAACCGCCCCATATTGCTCAGGGCGCTGGAATATGGCGGTGACGATTTCTTTGGACATGATGCCGCCGATCCATGGCGCGCGCTCAGCGGTCAGATAGCCGATCTGGATATCATGGGCATAGACAGCGATGGCATGAGGATCGAATGGGTTATTCGGTTCCGGCACTAGGTCGATCGGATCGCCGGGTCTGCATAGCGATATCCCAAACCGTCGGGATGGGCCTCGCTTGTTTGGGTGCTGCACGCCGACGACAGCTAGGGAGAGTTGGCGCATTTAAGCGACCTGCATTCTCAATTCTTTACGAATAAAATTGAGCATTCCACCCTCATCGCCACGAAAAACAGGCATCGGCAAGTGCCTATTCTGCGCTCTTTGCCATTTCATGCGGCTGACGCTTTTCATCTCGCGGTCCTCCAACACCGCCATAATGGCAACGTCAGCGCCGGGATAATCTTCTAACTCGCGCCAGGCTAATAGCGCCTCGTTCAGTTTATCGGTATTGTTAACGAGATAGACCGCTCCCGTGCGACCTCCATTACGTGGCTTTAACACTATGTCGGCAGGAAATTCTCCCAAATCGTTGGCTGGCGCTATACCCTCAAAGACCTCAACGGAATCGCCAAATTTTGCCCCAATAGCTGCCAGAAAATCCTCGCGGAATGCTGAACGAACGCGTTCACGCGTAACCAAAGCAAGGTCGCGAACGCGGATCAGAGATGAGAGGAAGCGCACAGACCTGTCCGCCGCCTGTTCGCGAGGGAAGTCAGACGATCGGATCTCAAAAGTTTCGCGATCCCAGTACGCGCCGCCGTCGGCGAGTATCGCGTCTAGCATCGTACCGCGACTTCCACTGTCTATCCGGATGTCGCTCGCAATCAGAGTTGAAAGATAGTCACCATCATCTTCGATGCGGAACCCGTCCGGGGTCTCGACCAAATAAAATGCAATCTTGTCCCCGGAATTATCTTGGAAAACCGAACTCACCGCGTAGCCGGACGGAACTGGATGCACCTCTAGCCCTGCGCAAAACGTGGCGCACAATTCCTTTTCGAGCGCCTGATGTATCACTGGTAAAGTGGCCCCATGTCGTCTTTGATGCGAAAGAATCTGCGCGCATTCTCCCAGAAAGTCGAGAGCGTTTGCGCGTTGATGCGGCGATGCGCCGCCTTCACGGGCGGCACACGAACGAGATCATTCATGCCCGACGGGCCCTCCTCTACCCCACCTCTCACGCAATGCGAATGAACGTGGAGTCCTGGGTGGCTGCCGTGATCCTCATATCTAGCCACAACAGAATGCCCAGATTCAGTCTTAACTATTAACACGCACTTCCAATTGCCGCGTGAAACATTGACTGTTGCCACCAGCCAAAACTCCATATCCCCGCTGTTCGCTTTGGCGGACCGCCATTGCCAGCTTGGACCGTGAGGCTTGCTTTTCAGATAAATTGGGCAAAGCCGAGGAGGAAGATCGCCCGTCTTCCACCGAGTGTCATGTGCTTGAACCTTGGCCGCGCGGATCAGCTTCCTTATCTGCATATTATTAAGCCTTCCGCACTACCGCCACGGCGCGATTCATAGTTCCCGCCCAAACCAAATAACGCGCCCGACGATGTGAAGATCTGCTAGATCGACCTCCTGATCGCCAACATTGTGGTTGTCCGACTTAATTAACACCCGGCCTTGTCCGACCATGCGCAGGCGCTTAATCGCCGCCGCGCCGAATAGTGAGATGGCGTAGATACCGTCCTGCTTGTTGAGGTTCCGCTGGGTCGTATCTACTAGCACCACGTCGCCGCCCAGCAGCGTCGGGAACATACTTTCGCCGACGCCCTTTCCCATTTTTAGGCAGTCGAACTCCGTCCGCGTGATGCTGCGAAGGAAGTTTATATCGACGTGCATCGGCATCTCTTCAACATAATCGTCAACCGTTGTGCCAGGCCCCATTGAGAACGAAAAATCTAACACTTGAATTTCTACAGTGCCATCTTCCGCAAATTTGGTTGGTGGATGCGCGCTCCGTTGCTCGGTTGCTATCGTAGACTTTGCAGGCGTCTGCCCGCCGTCGAGTAGCCACTCGGCCGTCACGCCAAGCTTTCTAGCAAATGTGCCAGCGTATTTGGCGTAGCCATTTTGCCCATTTTCGTATGCTCGGTAGGTGGTCGCATCAACGCCTACCGCCTTTGCGAAATCTGATTTCTTAGCGAAACCTGCGTTCTCGCGTGCCCAAGCAAGGCGATCGTGCGCCGAATCAAGATTCTGGTCATCCATAAATGACCAATTGCACGGCAAGGCGCTACAAATCATGTTGCACCATTTCGCTACGAATGATAGCGTCCTTCGACATGGAACATAGCGATACCATCGACACATTAGGAGGCGCGAAAGCCGTTGGCGACGCGTTGCGAGGCCGGGGCGTTCCGGTCGCTGACGTTACTGTGCGGTCTTGGTCGCTGAAAGGCCGAACGATCCCAGCAAAATATTGGGCGCACATTGCCGCTATCGCCAGAGATCAGGGCAAGAGCGTCTCATTTGAGACGTTGGCTCAGGCTGTCGCAGCATGAGCGCTCAGTCCAATATCAAGCGAGTGTCCTTGTGGATCGCCTCGCAAGCTCTTCCCGCATTCATACTTGCGTCGTTCTTCTACGCGCTCGGCTATCGCAATGGTCATAGTGAAGGCCGCATCGAAATGAAGTGCGCCATTTTGGCCGTCGTGGAACGCCTTGGCGAGGCCACGCCTGCCCCGGGCACAATCACGCTGGGCTGCGATACGCGCCCTGCCCGCACCCACGAAGCAGGGAGCGCAGCAGCATGAGCGAATGGCTTCCCGGCGACCGCGCCTATTGCAGGCACAACCTCAGCGCGCGCGGCATTGTCGAGCAGGGCCGCGTCTACACCGTTTCGCGCGTCATCCCAGTCCCGGCTCATGTTGGGTGCGGGTTGGTGCTTCAAGAGGTTGCGCCCCCTGCCCCCAATCTCGGCTTTTGGTCGGGCCGCTTTGTTCGCCTTGTGCGCGGTCATTCGAGCCTCCGGCAGATTGATGCCGCCCGCGCCCCGAAAGGAGCCGTGGCATGATCGGGTGGCATCTCGACTTTTTCGAATGCTTGGCCGGAGACGGTGAAACCGGGCCATCCGTTTGCAAGATTGGCGGATGGGTCAATGATCCATTCGGCATCGATCGCAGGCGCTATTTCGACCCTGTGACCGACGAATGCCAAAGCGGGTGGATCATTACGCATCTGCCCACGGGATATTCGGCAATGGGTGTGGTCGGCAGTCGGCACCTTGCTCAAGAGGTCGTTGGCGAACTGCTCACTATCTCCGACTGGGATTTCGTGGATGTGGTGGCTGTGAAAACCGTTGCCCCTGCCGTTCGTGAAATAATGGACCGCCGTCCAGAAGTCAGGAACCCGGCTCATTTCGATGTCGCGCTCTGGCTCGAAGGGGGCAAGGCCTAAATGACCATCACCCGCGCCCCAACCCGCACGATCGCCGACCTGAGCGACGATGAGCGCCGGGTTATCATTGCCCGACACACAGGCTGGGAGAGCGCCTCCGAAGGGCTGCTCGCTCATGTGTTTCGCGTGCCGGTGCAGGCGATTGTTGCTGTTTTGAGGGAGGGGTAAGCTGTGCGTATCCTGATCGGCTATTCCTGCTGCCCCCTCACCCGCGCCGCTTTCGAGCGGGCCGGTGCAGAGGCTTGGACGTGCGACCTGCTGCCCGCCCGCGACGGTTCGCAACGGCACTTGCAATGCGATATTTGGGACGTGGCGCATGATCGCTGGGATGCTGCGGTATTGCATCCCATGTGCACCAATCTCACGGTCAGCGCCGCTTGGGCTTTCGCTGATCCCGATTATGACCGCTATCCCGGCGTCGGATACCATCAGCGCGTCACCCCGCAGACGTTGACCGGCGCGGCGCGACGTGACGCCCGCGATCGCGACATCGACAATTTCCGCCGCTTGCTGGCCCTGCCCTATCCCAAGGCAATCGAAAATCCCGCCGCCTCCTTTGTCAGCAAGGCAATCCGCCCGGCTGATCAGATTATCCAGCCTTATGAATTTGGCGACGATGCCAGCAAGGCGACCGGCCTCTGGCTCGACCGGATGCCAAAGCTGCGCGCGACCGGACGTGTTGACGGCCGCATGGTCAATGGTCGCGAGCGGTGGGCGAACCAGACGGATAGCGGTCAGAACCGCGTTTCTCCCGGCGCTGATCGCTGGCTCGAACGAAGCGCCACCTATCCCGGCATTGCTGCTGCGATGGGCGCGCAATGGGGCCGCACCTCGCCCGCAACCCACCCCTCCCCCGCGCCACCGCTGGCCGCGATCTCTGAGCCGGTGGGTGGTGGTGATTTTGTTCATGGAGCAATCAATAATGACCGCGCCTGATAATGTATTGCAGCGCAGCATAGCGCTGACACAAACTTCTATGCTGTCTGCGATCTCCAGCATCGTGTCCGGCATTCAGGCCGACACGGGAGAAACCGATCAGGATACGGCTGATCGTGTCGGCGTTTCGGCTGGCACGATCGCCAACGCGCGCAATCGCAAGGCTTCGCTGTCGATGCTCACCATCATGAAGATTGGCGAGGTCTACGGCCTGGAGCGTCTGGCCCCGTTGTTCCACCTGATCGGCGGCAAGCTGGCACCGGAAGCTGCTATCTGCACCTCCGACCATGACCTGCCGATTGGTGCAGCGCGGGGGCAAATGTTCCTCGCCAAAGCGCTTGCTGATCAGGTCATATCGGATGGCGAGATTTCCGAAGGCGCTGGCGATATCGAAGCGGCCGGGCAGGTTTATGACGGCCTGCGTTACCGGCTCAATTTCCTGCGCGCCAATGGCTTGGTCTTTACCAAGATCGGCGGTGGCCAGTGACCCAAAACCGCAGCACCGCCGTCATGCAGCGCCGGGTCGAGGCCCACGATTCGCTTGACGATTTTCCGACGCCGCCATGGGCAACGCGGGCGCTTTGCGAGTGGCTTACCAACAATCAACTTCGCCGCCTGGACAATCTGTCTTGCCGCGAACCGGCCGCCAATCGTGGTCACATGGTTGCGCCGCTGCGTGAGTATTTTGCCAGCGTCGATGCCTCCGACATCTTCGATTATGGCGCTGGTTTCCCGCAAGCCGACTTTCTGTTCGGCCCCGCACCGGCAAGCGTCGATTGGACCATCACCAACCCGCCTTTCCGTCTCGCTGAGCAGTTTATTGAGCGGATGCAGGCCACAAGTCGCGAAGGTTGCGCCGTCATCGTGCGCGCCGCCTTCTTGGAGGGCCAGGGCCGCTATGAGCGCCTGTTCGCGAAGAACCCGCCGTCGCACGTCCTGCAATTCACAGAGCGGGTGGTCATGCACAAGGGGCGCTTGGCTCCCGAAGGATCGACCGCGACAGCCTATGCTTGGCTCGTTTGGATGGGGGATTCCCATTCGACCCGCCTTAGCTGGATCGCGCCTTGCCGTAAAAAGCTGGAACGGGCCTCTGACTATGAGGTGGCGGCGTGATGCGCGCATTCTTCTCCCGCACCGGCACCCGCACAACGCTGAGCGCTACCAAGCGCGCCCGGTGGGGAATGCTCATTTCGGCGGCGGGCGTTTGGCGGACAGAGGGCTTTGACGTCTGGGTTGGTGATAACGGCGCTTGGACCGACCATATGCAGGGCCGTCCTTTTGATATTAAGCGCTTTGTCAGGTTCGTAGGCTGGATATGCGCGCAGATACGCGCTGGCAACCCGCCTCACTGGATAGCCTTGCCTGACATCGTAATGGGCGGAATTGGGTCGCTCGACCTTTCGGTTCGCTGGCTGCGTTGGCTGCGCAATGTGCCTGAGTTGGCCGATCAGCGCTTCATGCTTGTGGTGCAAAACGGCATGGAGGCCTGCGCCGCTACGCTGACCCGTCTGCGCCGAATCGTCGGGCCTATGGTGGGTATATTCGTCGGCGGCGACACCGATTGGAAGCTCCGGACGATGGGGTTCTGGCGCGCGTTTACACACATGCTTGGCGCGATCCTGCATGTTGGCCGTGTGAACAGCGCGCGACGCATAGAGGCCTGCGGTAAGATCAGCGCTGATAGCTTCGACGGTTCGAGTGTTTCGCGGTTTCCTAAGACCCTGAAAGAGTTGGAGCGCGCCCGATACGGCGCTGTTCTGGCGCAATCACAAATCGACATCGAAGATTATTTGAGGGAGGCCGCATGAAAGCCATCCGCCGCGCAATGTGCCAGCTCCGTTTAGAACGAGCGTTGGCCCGCCGCCTCAATAGCATGGATCAGAAGCGCGCGTTCGGATTGGGTTATAGTAACTCAACTCGGGTGATGGGCGACCGCGCTAGTTTGCCGGTGGCATCATGACCCTGACCCACCAAGCCGCCGTGGACGAAGCCGCGCGGAAGGCGCGGCGGGCGAACGCCTGCGATGTGGTCGCGGAATTGAACGCGATCAATCGCACGCGCGCCCTGACCACCGAGGAGGCCGACCGTCTGACCCGCGCGATCTATGCGACGCGCAAGGTATCGGAACGCCAGCGCTATTACTGGACCAGCGAAATGGACCGCGAATTGCTGGCCATGTTGGGGCGCAAGATGGCGTTCAAGGTCATCGCCGCAACCCTTGGCGTCACGCTCAAGGCGGCGGAAATGCGGGCATGGCGGCTGCGTCGTTCGGGAGAAATTGCATGAGAACGGACAATTACCGCCACTGGACGCCCGACCTTGATGGCCAGCTTATGGATGGCATCGCAAGCGGTCTGTCTATCGAGAAGTCGGGCGCGCGTCTGGGGCTGACCAAGGGATCTGCGATCGGGCGGTTTAATCGGATTAAGCAGCAGATGGGATGGCAGGCGACGTGATGCGCGTCCTTCGCCAATGGATCGCCAAGCGCCGCCTTGCCGCTGATCTCGCCCGCCGCCGCGCCGACAACGCGCAATGGGCCTCCAATCGCCAGCGCCAGCTTTCTCCGGAACGCCGCGCCCGCATCGCTACCATTATTCAAACGGGAGTTCGACCATGAGTGACAATGTAGCCGCCGACCAATTGCGCCTCCTGATCGAGCGTATCGAGCGCTTGCGTGAAGAAAAGAAGGGCCTGGCCGAAGACGAGAAAGACGTTTTTCTAGAGGCCAAGTCCACCGGCTTTGACGCGCCGACGATGCGGGCCATCCTCAAATTGCGGGCGATGGATGCGCACAAGCGGCAGGAGGCTGAGGCATTGCTCGCCACCTATGCGGCCGCGCTCGGTATGCAGCTTGGGTTTGATATCTGACCATGCTGATCACGATGCCCCTGCCCCCCAGCCTGAACAATGCGTTCGCCACCGTGACGATCAAGGGAAAGTCGCGGCGGATCATTTCGCGCGAATACAAGGCATGGAAAGAGGCGGCGCAGGGGCCGGTGATCGACCAATGGGAAGCGCAGGGTAAACCGAAGATCGGCAAGCCCTACGCCCTGCATTATCGCGTCAATATCGACCACAAGAGCGATATCGGAAACCGCGAGAAATGCGCCACCGATTTGCTGGTTGCGACCATACCGGGCTTCCCTGGCGATCAGTGGTGCGACCGTATCACGATTGTTCGGGATAGGTCGGTTGTGGGTGCTGTGGTGGAGGTGGTTGCGCTGTGAGTGCCGCCATCACCACCATAGAGCGTGCATCGGCCGTTACGGGGATTCCCGTTGCGGATCTGCGCGGCCCTTCGCGTGTACGCGACATTTGCCTTATCCGTTGGGCTGCTATGACCGCCATGCGCCGCAAGGGCATGACCTATCCCGCAATCGGGCGGGCCATGCACCGTGATCATACCACCGTCATCAACGGCGTCCGTCAGGCCGGCAGATATGCGGCCCGCGATGCTGAATATGCTCAGTTTGTGGATGCGCTGTCATGAATTTGAACGTCGCCGCTTTGGAAGTGCTGGTAGCCAAAGGACTGTCTGCACAAGACATCCTTGAGGTCGCGCGCGCCCTTTCGGTTAAGTCTGACCCGACTGCGGCAGAGCGCCAACAGCGCCGTCGCGATCGCTTGAAGGGTAACGCCGAAACGTCACGCCGTGACGTCACGCGTGACCCCCCCAATGATATATATTCTAACCCCCCAGAACTTACCCCTAATGATGATAAATCATCATTAACCCCAAAGCCGAAAACGCGAAAAGCCGCGACTGGCGATGCTTTGCCGGAAGGCTGGACCCCAGCACTGACCCCGGCAGCCCAGCAAATCGTTGATGGCTGGCCCCCCGGTTGGCTCGACGCGCGGCTGGCGGAATTTACCGACCATGCCGCCGACAAGGGCCGAAAATCGAAAGATTGGCAGGCTGCATTCCGACAATGGCTCATCAAAGCCGACACATGGGGAAGACCACGAAATGGAAACGATCGGCAAAGCAGCGCTAACCGTAATCGCGGGCGGGATGGATTCCTCAACGCCTGCCACGAAGCCGCAGATGCCCAAGCCCGCCATCCGTTTGCCGGAAACGGTTGATGAGGCGAAGGCGCTCAAGGCTTGGGCTTCATCCCAGGACGATCGCCAACGCCCGGCATCGCCGCTCCAGATCACGAAGCACCTGACGTTTCTCGCCGCGACGCTGCCGAGCAAGGCGCAGGACGATGACAGCGGCAAGATGCGTTTCGCGGTCTATTCCAGCATACTTTCCGAATACAGCAACGATGCGCTGGCCTACATGGCGCGCCGGGCCTGCGCGGAACTCGATTGGTTTCCGACGCCTCGCCAGTGCCTGGCGCTGATTGACCAATACCGCCCGCCCATCAGCGAAAAGGATATCGCGCTCAGCCTGTGCCACCAGTTTTTTCAGGGCCGGTTTGAGGACTTCATTTCGGATTTGAAGCTGGGATTGGCGACACAGGATTTGGTCGATGCGGTTCCGTTGAAGTGGCGACAGATCGCCATGGAGCAGGGCTATCTGCGCTGGATCAGCGAGCAGAACCAATACGCGATCCGCCGCAAGGTGCTGAGCGCATGATATGCCAACAAACCCCGGACGTAATCCCTTCGCTGGCAACGAAAACCCGCCGCTCGTTGACGTGCGCTATCGCTGTGGCGTTGTCGCCCGCTGCGTGCGCCCAGATCAGCGACGGTGGAAGCCATGGCCGGGCGGCGTGGTCTGCGCTTGGGATATCGTTTCATGGCGGCCCGCGACCGGCAAGGATTACGAGCTTGTTTGGCCCTGAGCGCGCCATGGGGCGGTTTGATCGAGGGAGAGGGTGATGAGCAGCGGCAATAAATCCATCATTTCCAAAATCCCAGCGAGGGAATGGCGCGGGCTTGTGCCTGCGATGGAAGGTGGGCGGCTCAAGGTCGCGCTGATCTGTCACCTTTGCGGCACGACCGATCATTGGACTGCTGCCCAGATGGTTGGGCCTCAGACTGCATTGCCCAAAGTCATCCAGATGGGGTGGCGAGCAGACGGCAAGGTCACATGCCCCGCCTGCATCGCTGCCAAACGCAAGAAGCCCGAAGGAAAGGTTGTTCCAATGAAACTCGTCACCCCCGTTGCCACTGCTGGCGATGTCGATCTTGACCAGATGAAAAAGCACAAACGCCTCGTTATTTTGGCGCTTGAAGATTATTTTGATGAGGCTTCACGTCGCTATCGCGAGGGCAAGACCGACAAGGCGATTGCAGACGAGTTGGACCTTTCGGACGCTTTTGTCGCCAAGGTTCGTGAAGAATTTTACGGGGCCATTGCTGAACCGGAGGACGTAGCTGCGTTCCGCGCTCAACTCGATGCTGCCAAGCAGCTTTGCGCTGACCTTGAGCGCCAGCTTTCCGGTCTATGTCAGCGTAACGGGTGGAGGGTCTAATGGATTACATCATGCACAATTCGCCAGTGGCGAATGACGACTGGAATGTCATTTGCGCAACCCATCCGGCGCAACTCGGAACATACATGCGGTGGCCTAATGCTGACTTCACCGACGCTTACAAGGAAAATGTCATACTTTGGGCGGTGATGGAGCATGGATGGCTCGCCCCGATCACGATGGGTGGTGCGTGGGGTGGCGTCGATCATGGCGCTGAAAACAGATTTATTCAGCACCCGGATGGCAGTTGCGAAGGCGTCGGTGGTGATGCTTGGACCGACCTGAAAGAGGCTCTTGAATTTCTGAAAAAGCATCGCCCCGGACGCGCCGCCAACGCGCCCAATGACTGACGCAGTGATGAGGGGGATTTGAGGATGCCAGTCGCTGGGGAAACGGTGGGCTACCGACCAAAGCCTCAGGACTTTCGGGATAGTTACATCCGCATGGGGTTCGGCGATGAGCTGCGGGAGTATTACCGGACGAATTACCGGGCGCTGCGTCGTTGGGTGGATGAAGAGGGATATCAGGACTTGCACGATGCGCGGCGGGATTACCTCAAGGCTACGAAATGGCCGAACGGAGCTCCAGGCAATCGCAAGCGGCGTTATGTGCTGGGGCAGACTTTGGTGAGTAAGCGGAAGGTGGAGATATGACCCCGAAACAGCAGCGCTTTGTCGAGGAATATCTGATCGACCTGAACGCCACGCAGGCGGCGATACGGGCGGGATATAGCGCCGATACGGCTCATTCGATCGGACATGAGAACCTTAGCAAACCTGAAATTGCCGCTTCGATAGTCGAGGCCAAGGCCAAACGGTCGCAGCAGACGGGCATAGACGCCGCGTGGCTGCTGAAACGCCTTGCCGATGAGGTTGTGGCCGACCTGAACGATTTATACGCTGAGGATGGCCGTGTGAGGCCCGTGAAGGAATGGCCCTTGATCTGGCGACAGGGCTTAGTCGCTGGCATCGACGTTGAGACGATCGGCGAAGGTGCGGGCCATGTCACGAAAATCAAGATCAGCGAGCGGGTCAAGCGCCTGGAACTGATCGGCAAGCATATCGACGTGCAGGCCTTCAAGGAGAAGATCGAGCATAGCGGCGCAATGACGCTGAACGTGACGGAAGAGGATGCTGGGCTGTGA